AAGAGTTGCTTAGCGTTTCGTGGATTGGCCAAAAAGGTGTGCAATCAATCCGTCAGAAAACCGAAACATTTAAGTAGCTTGATATAGTTTTTTCGTATGGGGCTGCATTGCTTAGAGTGTGTTGAAGAATAATCCCGTCAGGCACACGGCGATGCTATCAGAATGAGACAGTGATTTTCGGGATTTTCTCACTGTTGACCAACGGCCCACCGAAACTTTTTTTTTCATTTATTTAATAATTACACAGTTTAATGAACAGATCAGACTCTGGTGAGATGGGATTCAAACGGTCACTGTTTCCATACAGCTTCAGAGACCACGAACTGCATCTCTTACGTAATGATGTGCACGAAACCGTTGACGAACGGTTGCAACTTCATCTGACACTCCATTGCCCAAAGTGTGACAGCGAGCATGTTGTTCGAGGCCGACTTCCGAAAGAGATAAGCGACTACAACTATCGGGCAGCACTTGCAAAACTTATTACGCTCGGGTACTTCGTTGAGCCATGCGATCAGAAGTACCATAACTCGTATCACGGATACTGACCGAAAGCTTTTTATAGTGTGAGCGCATACCATACCGTGTAATGTGCGAGGCTGTCGATCTATTTAGACAGAGCCTTGCCGAAGAAGGCCTTGATGCAAAAGTCACCGCAGAATCAACTGAGTCAACAACCACCATTCATGTTAGTAAATGCGCGCTCGGCGGCGACAGATATACGATATCACAGAAGTTTTCGACATCATTTCGCGTGGAGAGTTCGCCACACGACCCGACAATAGAAAAACGTATGGCTCTTGCAGCACGTAACGTTTCACATCAGTTCGACGACTGGATCACTGAAACGATCTCCTTTGATAGCCGGACGATTACACTGAAGCTATATGAGACGCCTGAGGCGACGTGTGAGCTTTGCAATACTACCGTAGGGCTTCCCACGAAATCAATGCAAAAATCCAACACAGGCGAGATGAGCGTACCTCAGACGATCCCACTTGATTCGGAGAAAGTTTCGTCATCGCTCAGCCCACACTCGCAGGTGTTAATTAAGCTCTACCTGATTGCGAAGTTACGCAAATCCTGTAAACACGATTGTCCAAACAGTAGTTGACCGAAAGATTTAAATAGTAGGGTCACATAATATAGTACAAGGATTGAGAGGGGTGAGATAGTTAGTTCCTCTTGTGGGAAAATTATATCATTATACTCATTTGCTATTCTATTACGATACTTCTCTCTTAAGCGAAAACTTTTTATGTGTGGAGTGAGTATACGTCTGTATGGATATCAACACTACTGACAGCATAGATTCGAGTAGTGTTAACTCCTCTTTTCCAACATTAGATATGGATTCACTTATACCAGGACATCACATCTGTGGACATCATATCTTCTTCTATGATACAAAGGTAGAGTGCATCTACTGTGAAGAAGAGAAACAAATCCCGCAGGAGATACTCGACGCTGACCCGTTTTATCAAGTTGCGTATCAACTGTACGCAGTGCAAAAACTTGGAGAAAAAAATTGTGAGTCTAACTCGCGCCCCGCGATGAACGCTACGTCAGTCACAGTGGAACCGTTCCCCACATCATCTTCATCTCGTATATCCTAATATCAATGAAAATATTACTCGACGTAGAGAGTGTTCTTGCAAATACTAACGAGGCAGTTCTACAATCTACTGATAAGATTAATAGAGAAGAACTGCTCGGAGAGTGGGATCTCTCAGACGAGACATGGGAAATCTATTGTGGTGTGAGCGATGCTGTTTGGAGACACAACCCCGATAGCATTCCACCAGAAGAGCCGATGTTAGACAGATACACCCGACAACTTGCGGCAGGAAACACGCTTGATATTGTGACAGGAAGACAACACGTTGACAAGAATATTGTGTGGTGGCTCGATTCACATAACATTACATACGATTCGTTCCGCTCCTACGGCGAGCCGAAGCACAACTTGGATTATGACGTGTACATCGATGACAACCCTGAACTCTTTGGTGAGTGTCGGCTTCTGCTTCGACATCAGCCGTGGAACGCTGACCTTCCCACAAACGACGTAAAGACTGTTGACAGGATTTACAGTTTGGCCGACGCCGTGGAGTTCGTGTGACTCCGATAGAGGCATACCTGTTCGTTCTTTGTATACTGATCCTGATAGTACGGTCGCTCTATGTTTCGTACAGTAAGCAACGATTGCGGCGACGTCTGATACGGATCTACAGAAAGAAATGACCGAAACATTTAAATAGTAGCAGCCGCTATCATATTACGATGGGTGATGAGCCTTTTACGAGGCAACAGCCCTCACCCGAGTGCGAGCATAGCTCAGTCGGGAGAGCACTTCGCTTACGTCGAAGGAGTCAGAGGTTCGAGTCCTCTTGTTCGCACTGCTCGCAAAACGGTGTTAAACACTGGTAGTAGCCAGTTCCGTTGCACTTGAGCGAGCAAGCATACATAGAAATTTTGATATAAAGAAGAAGCCTACGACTTGAAGGGAAGACTTATAATACGCTTCAAGGATGACTGGCCGCTCAGTATCATACTTATCTCCGGTGACCGACGGTCATGCGGCTCTGGTGGCAGGCCAAGAGTAAGAACTGCGACAAGTGAGCGCGGCTACCTATTGAAAGAATAGCTGCCGACCGTTCGCGCCATAACTTTTTTATACCCTGACTACGTATAGTGGTGTATGGAAATAGAACAAGAGTGTGACTGTGGCTCTACCGAGTGGACCCTCGAAGTGAACCAAAAGACTTAAGTATGTTTAAAACGTTTTCTAACTGTGACGTACTTCGATAATAAAGGCCACACTGAACAAAAGTGCGAACAGTGTGGTAATAATTATGAAAGTATCTACTTACATTGGTCAAAGTCCTCCTCATGTGAGAACCCAGACCAAATACCGTATCACAAGTTTGCGCTTTTCTCTGGAGGACACGATAGTCTCGTGTCTACACATTATGCAATGGAGAATGGCTTAGCAAATTGCGTCGTCCATCTCGATACAAATACAGGAATCGAAGAAAACATACAGTTCGTGAAAGATGTGTGTGAAGAGTTTGACTGGCCGCTGCAAATATATTCAGCTAGAATGGAACTCGAAGAATTTGCAAAAGAATTTGGTTTCCCGAAGGCAGCTGCTCACAACTGGGCATATAGATATTTTAAAGAGCGTCCGTTAGAGAGAGTATCTCGTGACGCGAACGCGAAAATGTCAGAAATGTATACTGGTGTCAGAAGAAGCGAATCTCAAAGGAGAATGCAGACGGTCGATGACGAAAAAGAAGAAAAAGGTTGGACGTGGTATGCGCCCATCGCAGATTGGACAGAAGAAGACTGTGATGAGTATATTGAAGAACATGATCTTCCTAAAAATAGTGTCGTTGATAATATTTGTCGCAGCGGCGAGTGTTACTGTGGTGCGTTTGCCCATCGAGACGAGGAACTAATCGACCTGGCAGCAGAATATCCAGACCATGCAGAGTGGCTTCTCAAAACTGAAAAAAGAGTTCAAGAAGATATTGGCACAGAAGAAGACCATTGTTGGTGGGGTGCTGAGGGCGTGTCTTCTGACAGACTACAAGAATTGCAGAATTCGGAGACGCGAGGTGAGACAGTACCAATGATGTGTAAAGACTGTGGCGTTTCATTTAAAGAAATGGAACAGACAGAAAAATAATTTCTATTCGCAGGCCAAAAGTACGAACTGCACCACAACTTTTTTATACCCTGACTACGTATAGCAGTGTATGGAAATAGAACGAGAGTGTGACTGTGACTCGACCGAGTGGACGTTCAAAGGAGATGTGGACTACCCTGAGCATCTACAGCGGTGCGTTTCGGTAAGATGAGTGTGAGTATATTTATCGGTGCAGTAGTTACAGCCGCGTCGTACTATTACTTGACCCAACGATGACACGAAGATTTGCCAACTTGACGTTGCTACTCGTGTTAGCAGTAATGTTCGCCGGAACAGCAGTTAGCACTCACGTTGGAGCAGGACTGCTCTTCGGTGCAACAATTCTCATTCTCTGGAACATCCATCGACAATGACACAAATATACTTAACAGGCGCAGTCTCTGATTTTGACGACCCGTTCGCCTGGCACGACGAGTTACAGGAATCCGACGAGTGGGATGATGTTACCTTCGTCAACCCGTACACCTTGAACGAGTTTGAGCTTGGTGATGACGCCATCTACGAAGAGCCTGAAAAAGTCGTCCAACCGGCACTAACGAGAATATCAATGCAAAGGCTGCTCGAAGGGGGTTGTCGTCTTCTGGCATGGAGATGACACGATTACCGGAGTGCGATGCCCCGACTGTGGCCGTAACATGGTCACACAGTAACTCGTCTGAGGTCTATTCCTCGCGCAATCGAAACACTTTTATGTGGATAGTCCGTCTATTCCGATATGGCGCTTACGGATATTGCGAGTGGTCGGGAAAAACTCAAACTGATTACGCTTGAGTATTCCATCGAGAGCGATGGCAACTTTATCGACGAGCCTGTCGTCGAGCTATTCTGCCGAGACGAGAACGGGAAGCGGCGCTTCGTCACAGTCGAGGGCTTTTATCCCTCGTTCTATGTGACTGAACAGGAGTTCCTCGACAAGCAGGACGACATTCTACAAGAGTCGATGGTTCGCTCCGTTCGGGCGAGGCGCGATATTCTTGACGAAGTGACTCGTATGAATGGTTCGGTCGAGCCTGTCGATGAAGCGCCACGAAGCCGTCTCGATGAAGAAAAGTGCGTCCGTATTTACACAGTGAAGCCGTCACAAGTCAGTAAGCTGCGCGACTTCTTCGACTGGCACGGTGAGGCAGACGTGTTCTTCACGAATCGTTTTCTTGTCGATACAGGTATCGATAGAGGGTTATCCGTCCCGGAAGGTGAGAGCCGGGTTCACGTTGACGAAATCGAGGCCCTGTCGGAGGAGGAGTGCCCTGATATCAGTCCGAGGATGCACACTGTCGATATCGAGGTCTGGTCCGGCGGCGAGTTCCCTGACACGATGAATCCACAGAAGCCAGTTACTGCGATTACGGCACACGACTCGTATCAGGACACGTACTTCTGTGGTGTCCTTAGTCCGAAGTTCGTGACGGAAGGAGAGTCTCATTCGTGGCCAGAGGAGTTGGACTGGCGCTCGCCCGATGGCGTGGACGATGACTCTATTTCGGTCGAGGTCTACGGGTCGGAGAACCGCCTCTTGGCAGACTACTTCGAGTTTGTCGATTCGACGGACCCCGACCTGTTGACAGGATGGAACAGCTCTCGCAACGACATTGGCTCCGGCTTCGACTATCCGTATCTCATCAATCGGGCGGATGTCATCAACGAGTGGTCGTACCAAGACCTGACCTACGAGAATGGTCGCATATTTGTTTCGAACAGAGGTGCGCCTGTCGTCGGTGGTCGTGAAATGTTCGACATGCTACAGGCGTACAAGAAGACACAGATTCACGAGAAACGGAGCTACGGTCTTGAGTACATTGCACAAGAGGAACTCGGACAGGGAAAAGAAGACATTGCCGACTTGGACGAGGGGTGGCTTCACAATCCGGTCGAGTTCATGGAGTACAACATCCGTGACGTGAGTGCCGTTGTAGAAATCGAGCAGGCACAAGAAGTGCTCGAACTGTACGACAATATCCGGTCAGTGGCGGGCTGTACGTATTCCGAGGCTGCAGATTCCAATATCGGAATCATCGATGTGCTCTTCTTACGGCAGTCGAAGTCTCGCGGAATCGCACTGCCGACATCGATGGAGCCGGAGCGAGGCTGGTACTATGGCGCAAAGGTGTTCAATCCGTCTCCCGGCAAGCATGAGAACGTTGTGTACCCAGATTTGGCCTCTCTCTACCCGTACCTTATGTGGTCGCTGAACGTCTCTCCCGAGACGATTTACGAGTCACTCGCCGAAGTGCGTGCCGATGGCTACTCTGCGCAAGACGTGTACTCCGCCTACATCGACTATCGACCTGACTCCGAAAAGCGGGACAGCGACCCTGACCCCGAGACTATCTACTACCTCAAGCCTGAGGTCGAGACGGGCTTCGTCCGAGATGTGGTCGATGATATGGTCGATATGAAGTACGAGTATAAGGGCGAGGGCAAGAAGTATGACGCTGTGAAGAGAATTACTAACAGTCTCTACGGAGTCTTTGGCGACTCTAACAGCTATGGAAACGGTTTCAGGCTATTCGACTGGCGCTTGGCCGAGAGCATCACAATCGCTGGACGAAACGTGTTAGAGCATACCGCAGACGAGTTTGTGTCCACGCTTCACTCGATGGGGTACAACGATGCTGAACTCATTGGGGGTGATACGGACAGTGTGATGACAACGATTCCGTCGATGGAGCTAACGCCTGAAATAATCCAGCGAGACTTTCATCGGATGGAGCGTGGCGGCAAGCCACAGACGGACCTTTTCATCGCGTCAGAGGCAGTCAACGACTCGTATGACGAGTTTATGTCACGGGAGTTTGGCATCGATGACCCGAGTGCGCACAAGATGGAGGTAGAGATTGAGTCCTACGCCGATGCAATCTTCTTTTTGCAAGACCTGAAATCGGACGACCCGGACGATGGTGTCAAGAAAAAGTACAGTCAGCTCGTCACGTGGGACGAGGGAGAGATTATCGAATCGCCGGAGCCTGCGACGAAAGGATTCAAACTTGTCAGGAGCGACACGGCTTCGAT